GGACATGGGGGGTGTATACGGTGTTATATATCCACAATGACAGAGAGGGGTATTTTTAGTTTGGGTGTTAACCACATTGGTTTACAATACGTATTCTGGGGCCTATGTAAGAATTTACTTGACAAGTAATGGAACTTAGTGTATACTAAGCGTATGCTTTAATATGTATACAATATGATTTAGCTAATACTCCTTCTCCTTTAAAGATAATTACTTAAATATACTTAAAGTATAACTTAAGGGGTTGACTTTGCGGCATTATGTGGTATAACATACGAGTAGTATACTTTAAGTTAAACATAATGGTTTAGTCCAACTACTAGTTAATTAATAATATTAGTAATACTTAAGGTTATACTTAAAGTATATGATCAAAGAAGATGAACTAGTTCTTATAGTCCTTCTTTTGTCGCATAACTCTGTAAGAGTTTTTTGCAAAACCCTCCATAATCTACTTGACTTACCAAATCAGTTATGTTATAACTGGTCCTAGTCACGATAACAATAATAATAAGATGACATAATGACCTCCCCTAAAGATAAATATGACAAAGAAGACGATGTTCTTAACACGTTCTTCCAAGCTCTAGCAGATGATGACCTAAGAGCTCTATACAATCTACATATCCCTCGTAGTGATGTTTTCTATATAAGAGAAAAGTATTATTTAGACACAGGACATTGGGTATCACTGGATCGTATGGAACGAGCAATGTTCTTAGAGAAGAAGCTAAGTAGCAAAGATGTATTAGACCCTGGACGTAAAAGGGATTGGGAGGATGATTATGACGTATAGATTAGGTGTAAGAAGTAAACAAAGGTTACAAGGACTCCACAAGGATTTAGTAGCAGTTGTTGAAAGAGCAATAGAATTAACAGAGGTAGACTTCACTGTACTAGAAGGTATGCGTACCTTAGATAGGCAGAAGGAGTTAGTTAAAAGAGGTGCATCAACAACTCTTAACTCTAGACATTTAACAGGACATGGTGTAGACCTAGGTGCTTACGTAGATGGTACTGTAAGGTGGGACTGGCCTNNTATCAACTTATAAGATAGCTGATGCAATGAAGCAAGCAGCAGAAGAATTGAATGTAGACATGGATTGGGGTGGAGACTGGAAGTCTTTCCCAGATGGTCCTCATTATCAATTAGCTTGGGGATCGTACCCTAAGTAATTAGGGAGAGAAGAAGAATGACTGAGGGTAACGGAAACGATTTACTACAATTAAAATTAGAAGAAGTTACCAAAGACCTACAGGACATATCTGCTCGTGTACGTTATTTAGATAGTTCTCTTACACAACTAAACTTAACACTTAGCTTACTAGAGCAAACTGTTAAAACTATTACATCATTACAAGAAGACCGCAAGCAATTTACTAACCGAGTACAATATTTTATTATTGGTGGGTTTATATCTGCTGCTGTCGCCTTTGTACTAAGTGGAGGCTTAGCATTATGAAACCCAATCTAGTCGGAGCTAATCTATTAGCTATGAGTACAGGCTTTGCTATATGTGGAGTTGTGTTTTATGCTATAGTAACTTACTCTGATTTAGTTGATACGGTTAAAGTAGAAATAACTAAAGAAGTTGTTTGTACTAATACTCCTCTAAACCATATTCTTTTTACACCTGGAACTTCTCTGTGATGCATATAACTCTATATTTAGATTTAATAACTGTTGTAATGGCAGTGATGATTATACTTGGAACATTTAAAGCGTTACATAGAAGAATGTTAGTAAGAGTACTTTGTGGTATGTCTGCTATACTTTATCTATATGCACAAACAGGTTGGGCTGCAGCATACGTCTCAGGCAATATCTGGGGTGCTATATTTAACAACTATATCTGGTTCTTCTTTAACTTCACAGTATTCGTAACAATGTTTGTTATATTGAAAGAAAAGAAATGATAAATACTTTATTACCTCTTGTAACTCCTATCATCGGTGACGTACTAAAACGTATAGTACCTGATACAGATAAGAGGGCAGAGATTGAAAGAGAAACCAAACTAGCTTTACTAGAACATGCTGACTCAATAGAGAAGGTACGTGGTGAGATAATACTAGCAGAAGCTTCATCAGGTAACTGGTTGACTTCTTCTTGGAGACCTCTTCTTATGCTAATCGTTATAGCTATCATAGCTGTCAACTATTTAGTATTCCCTATAATAGCAATCGCTTACCCAGAGATTATGAACAACGTATTAGAATTACCTGATCAACTCTGGAATCTATTAACTCTTGGTGTTGGAGGCTACGTAGTTGGTCGCTCTGGCGAGAAGATGGTAGATAAGTGGACAAACCCAAGTAAAGGAAAATAGATGTTAGGTTACTGTTGGAATGACAAGGATAAGCCTTGTGGTAAATGTTTTGGATGTTGGAACTTAGACCCTGCGTCTATATCGGCTACTTTTAAATTAAAGAGTGGTACAATGTTAACTTCTATTTGTTTGTTTGATTACTGATGCCAAGTTCACCAGGATATAAAAGAGATTATAAGAGAGAGCGTGCTCTTCAACTTAAGTCACCTAAGTCTAATTTAGCTGCTAATGCTTCTCGTAAGAGAGCTAGACGTATGTTAGAGAAAGGTGGACTAGTTAAGAAGGGAGATGGTAAAGATGTTGATCATAAGAACCGTAACCCTAATGATAACTCTGTTAAGAATCTAAGAGTACAGCCTAAGGGAACTAACCGTAGCTTCTCACGTAAGGCACAAGCTCATAAGTATAACAAGGGTGGATATGTAGCGTGTGGTGCTTCTAACCCTGGAACTCATAAAAGGAGTAAGTAATGGATTTAAATAAACATAAAGATGCTTTGAAGAAAATCGGATACGGTATCTCAGCAGACCAAGTAATTAACTCAAGAGGAGACGTAATGGGGCAGTGTGACCCTTATGGTGGTTTCATCTGTAGTGTTAAAGAGATAATGGATATTGTCTGTCCTCCTAAGAAAGTTAAACCTCATACTGATTTGACACAAGCCCCTAAAGTTGCTAAGAAGAAAAAGAAGAAGTATGTAAGAGCTAGAAATGAAGATGGTCACTTTGTAGGTGATGACCCTTCTACTCCTAATATCAATGAAGCTTGGAAAGAAGTTAAGTGATGACAAAAAGAACCCTCACAGAAAAGCAAGAGTTATTCTTAGCTGTTCTATTTGAACAAGCAGAGGGTGACCCTTTGAAAGCTAAGAAACTGGCAGGTTATTCAGATAACGTTCCTACTTCACAAGTCACATCTTCTCTAGTAGATGAAATAGCAGACCTTACTCGTAAGTTCATAGCTCAGTCTTCTACTAAAGCTGCATATACAATGTTCAAAGTAATGGGTGATGTAGATATGCTAGGTGCTAAAGAAAAGATGACTGCTGCTAAAGACCTTATGGATAGAGCAGGATTTGTTAAAACAGAGAAGGTGGAAGTATCTACTGTAGAACCAGTATTTATTCTACCTGCTAAGAAAGAGGAATAATATGCCCGCAAAGAAAGACCCTAGACTAGCTAGAGTAGGTGTATCAGGTTTCAATAAACCTAAGCGTACTCCTAACCACCCTAAGAAGTCTCACGTAGTTGTTGCTAAAGTTGGAGACCAGATCAAGACTATACGTTTCGGTGAGCAAGGTGCTAAGACTGCAGGTAAGCCTAAAGCAGGTGAATCAGCAAAGATGAAGAAGAAAAGAGCATCATTTAAAGCTAGACATGCTAAGAACATATCTAAAGGTAAGATGTCAGCAGCTTATTGGGCAGACAAGGCTAAGTGGTAATATGCCGGCAGCTAAGAAAACTAAAAGTAAAGTTAATGCATCTGGCAACTATACTAAGCCTACAGCNNTGCTAAGATCAAGGCAGGAACAAAGGGCGGAGCAGCAGGTCAATGGTCAGCTCGTAAAGCCCAAATGCTTGCTAAGCAATACAAAGCTGCAGGTGGAGGTTATAAGAAATGAAGGCTCCTCAAAGATCACTTAAGAAATGGACTAAAGAGAAGTGGGGTACTAAATCAGGTAAGAACTCTACTCAAGGTTCTAAAGCTACTGGTGAAAGGTACTTACCTAAAGCAGCTAGAGAAGCTTTAACAGATAAAGAGTATGCAGCAACGTCTGCTGCTAAACGTAAAGGTAAAGCGTCTGGCAAACAGTTCGTTAAACAACCAAAGAAAATAGCTGCAAAGACAGCTAAGTACAGGTTCAATAAAGGTGGTTACGTTGCATGTGGTGCATCTAATCC